AAAAATAAGGAGCTGGATAAAATGCAAGAAAAAACATTTAAGCAGTTATTGATGTCCAGTAACTATTACACATTAAATAAACAAATTGTTAAAGAACTTGGGATAGAATCAGCCTTTTTACTAACAATCTTAATTGAAGCTAGTGATGGATTAGCAGATAATGAAGGTTGGTTCTATCAAACCATAGAAAAAATTGGAGAACTTACAGGGCTTGGTAGACACAAGCAAGACAAGATAATCAAAGAATTAATTGACTTAAAAATATTGGAACAAAAAAATAAAGGAGTTCCCTGCAAAAGATATTTTAAAGTCAACTATGAAATGATTGAAAATCTAGTTTTCCAAAATCAGCAATCTAGTTTGTCGTTTTCAGACAAACTGGATTGTCAAAAAAAGACAAACTATTCTGCTGAAAATAGTCAAACTAGTTTGTCTGAAAACAGCAATAATAAAGAATATATAATAAATAACTTAAATAAAAAATTAAATCATAAAGAACATAATAAATCATGTGATGATTGTTCTGATGATTTGAAAGCAATAAAAGAATGGTTCAAAGAAAATAAAATTGATTTTTCTAAGAAGCATGAAAATAAAATTATTGAGTTATTAAAGGTCAACTCTTTGGGATATCTTTTAAAACTCTTCCAAAAACAAATAGATATTTTAAAAAATAAACCAGGAGTAAAAAATATAGCTGCTATTTTCTCTGAACATCTCTTTAAAGGGACTGTTGAAATTAACCTTAAAGAAATTAAAAGTAGAGAAATTAAACAGGAAAATTTAAAAAATGAAGAAAAAAAGGAGAGTGAAAACAATGAAAAATATCTTGAAATTTTTAAAGGACTTTCCCTAGAACAACAAAAAAAGATTGAACTAGATATATTAGAAAAACATAAGATTAAACATTTTTCTGAATTAAAAAATAAAAGTGAATTTATGTATTATAGATTAATTAGTTCTTTTATTTTTCAAGAGCTTAAAGAAAAAGGTTTAATTTAAAGGAGGTTTATGTCAACAATAAAAATCAATATGCCTTTTGAAAAATGGGTTGAAGTTCAAAAAGAATTTCAAGAAGTTAATGAAATGCTTCCCGATAATGAAAAATTGGACTTTGAAAAATATAAATATTGCTCTAGTTATGGTAGGTTACTCTGTCATTTATATTTAATAAAAACTGGAACAATAAAGACTTTAAAAGAACCTGAATTTTATAACAAAAAAGGAGTGTAATTGAATGAAATTACGTGGAAAATTTTACAGCATTATTACTGGGGGAGTTTATAAAGTTTTAAACATAAACTTTGAAAGTAGAAAAATAACAGGAATAAACAAAAATGAAGAATTAACTTTTGATTTTAATGATGTTATTTGGCTGGAGAGTACAGAAATAAAAGAAGGAAAAAAATTCATCTATACAGATGATTATGTTATCGCAAAAAAAGATAACACTATTATTATGACTGGAGTTGTAAAAAAGAGAGCTGATGGAACATTCGCATTAGTTAATAAAAAATCTGGTCAAGTTATATCTTTATTACAGTTGCAATTTGAAGGAGCTAAATTAATTAATTTGCAAAATCATAAAATATATTTTGCAAGAAAAAATAATAAAACAAAAGAAAAATAGGAGGAGATTATGGGAGTCGTACTTGTAAAAAATAATAAAGGTGGAGTAGGTAAAAGCTGGATAGCATTACAATTAGCAGCTTACAAAGCTTTTCAAAATGAAAAAGTCTTGCTATTAACATCAGACTCTCAGAATAATGTTTTAAATTATTCTGGAATAAAAATTGAAGATACTAATAAAAAAGGAATTGAAGATATGTTGGAAGGAAAAAAATATGAATTAACAAAATTAAGACCTAATTTATTTTTCTTGCATCTTCAAGACTATAAAGTAAAAGGGAATCTTGATGAAAAATTTAAGAAACAAATCAATAATTTAAAAAAGGAATTCAAACATATCATCATAGATGGTTCTCCAGTTATGAATTTGGACAATGTCTTTGTTGATGTAGCTGAACATATAATTGTTCCAACTTTCTTGGATTCAGTTACAACAAATTCTATTTTAAATCTACTAAAAAAAACTGACATATCTAAGATTAGAGCTGTTATTCCAAATAGAGTAGGAAGAACAGCTATAGAAAAGAATTTTTATACTTTTCTAAAAGATAAATTAACCCGTTCAGGAGTATTCTTATCTATTCCAATTAATCAATCTTCAATAATTTTGAAGTTAATTGAAAATGGTACTTTACTTTGGGAAAGAAGGTCTCAAAAATTAGATGATATAAAAAATGTTTTTATAAAAGTGTGGGGTGAAATAGAAGATGAGTAATGAAAATAATGTAATGAAAGCATTTGAGGATGCAATAGCTGGAAGTCAATTAAGAAAATTTGATTTCGGAAGTTACGAAATTTCAGATGTTGAAAAACAACAAGTTGAAGAACATGAAGCAAGAATTTTAAATACTTTTAGAAAATATAAAAATAATTTATTTGATATCTGTAGTTCATTAGCTGAGATAGAAAAAATATTAAAACCTTCTGGAAGTTTTATGGCTTGGTACGAAAGTGCAGGTCTTACGAAAGATATGGTTTCTGTATTTCTAAAAAGATGGAATTTATATTCTTACTTTCCTGATTATAAAGATAAAATATTTAGTTTGTCAGATCAAGCCATAAAAGTTTTATCTCATAATTCATTAGGTTTTGATGATGTTCAAGCTGTTTTAAGTACAGATGTTTTAAAAGTTAAAGAAATAAGAGAACTTCTAGCTCCACCAAAAGCAGAAGAAAAAGTTGAAGTTAAAGTTAAAGAGCAAAAATATTTTAATTTCAATAAAATCAAAAAAATGGAAAAAAGAGTTAAGAAATTAAAAGATGAAGAAAAAGAGAAATATAAAAAAGAATTGACTGAATATATCAACAGTCTACAAAAACTTATGGAGGAACTATGATTATTGATAAAAAAACTCTAATAGAAAAAGCACAAGCAACAATAGACTATAATAACTCTCTTGTGGAAGATGATGCAGCAGTTGCTATGCTTGGAATTTCAAAAATTGTTAATTTAAAGAATGAAATAGAAGAACTTAAAGTTTTCATAAAGGTTTTAAATAGATTAGTCTAAAAAAGACTTTATCATTTTGCACTGCAAATAACTTGCTCGTGTTGATAAAGCCCCGAAACAGTTTTATTTTAGCAGAAAGTTATTTGTAGTGTCAATATATTTTAGGAGGATAAGATGCTAGAAATAAGAAAAATAGAAATTATAAAAGATAAATTTAATATTTTTGGACACAAGATAAGTAGACCATTAGCATTTAAAGAAATCTATGGTATCAATCAACTTGGTGCTATAGATAGAGATGGATCATATTCAAGCTGGGATTTCACTGGAACAATTAACGAAGTTCATGAATATGAAAAGAGATGGTGTAGCAGAGGAACAAATGGTTTTGATTTTATAGGTGTGGAAGTTTTAAAAGGCTTCAAAGGGCAATCAAATTATTATGGTTGGATGTAAAGGAGAATCAATGTTACTAGATATTAAAAAAATTGGAGAAAATTTTTACTTAGTTAATGGAGAATATACTGCAAGTAGTTTTAATGAAGCAGTTGTAATAGCTTATGAAAAGAAAGAAAAAATAAAAGGCTTTGAAGTAGATTATATGGAAAATAGCTTTTGGAAAAATTTAAAAAATAAATTGAATTTTCCATTTATAGTTTTGGAAAGCTGGATGTGATTCTATGGATATTTTAAAACTAGCTTTGGCTGCTCTTATGGCAGAGAAAGGTATCAAGAATGAGGAAAGCAAAGAAAACAGAGAAAAGGGAAATAAAAATAAATGAAAAAAAAGAAATTGAAATTATAAAGAAACCAGCTGATGAAAAGTTAGATGCTACAAAGTTTGCTACAACCCTTTTAAATATCTCAATTGTTTGTCAAAAGCATAAAGAAGTTTGGGACAAAGAAGTTAAGGAAAATCAGGGTTATATCAAATTTGATAAGTTGATGTTAATCAGTAAAACAAGAGCTGTAGCAGATAAAATATTTAACACTTATTTTGAGTCAGAAGATGAAGGAGAAGATGTTGAAAATAATTTCTTTTACAGAGATATTATTGGAAAACAAACTGAAAAATATCTCAATGGAATTAGTGAAAAATTGATTTTAACTCTTGATGATATTAAACAAAGGCTTCCAGCTGGTTTCATGGGAACACTTGGTTCATGGGCTAGAATGGTAAAGGATTTAAATACTGCTAAAATGAGAGGGATTGCTAGAAAGATTGGAATTGATGAAAAAGAATTAAATAAATTATTTGATTTATCCAATAAGTACATGACTTGGGTATATGAAGATATAGCAATTTCTGAACTTTTGTAGGAGGAATAATGGATAAAGAAAAAGAAAATAATCCTTATTTCAATATGAAAACAAGGAAAGAAGTATTAGAAAAATTAAAAGAATTAAATAAATCATATAAAGGATGGAAAAACTGTCCAGGAATTAGTGATTATCTTTTAGAAGAAATTAATTTATTAAATTGGGTATTAGGATATCCAGAAAGGAAAAGATGATAAAAAATGAAAGAATTTAAAATGAAAGCCTGGTTAAAAAAAGAAAATAAAATGGTAAATATAATTGGAATAGATTTTAACTACGAATATATAAGATATACAGAAGATGATAATTTGTTCAATGAAAATTATAAAATTGCTGAATTTAAAGATGTTGAACTTATGCAATGCATAGGACTAAAAGATAAAAATGGAAAAGATATTTATGAGGGAGATATTGTTAAATTTGAAGATGATAGTATAGATGGAACAAAAGAATTTTATAACATAGGTGTAATTGAAAGAGAAGGAAAAAGAAATGAATTAGTAATAAGTCAGCTTCTATTTGAAAAAACTTACTTCACAGAAAATTACATGGATTTTATAGATCAAACTTTTGAAATTAGTGAAATAATAGGAAATATTTATGAAAATCCAGAATTACTAGGAGAAAATAAATGACTAAAATATATAAACTTATAATATTTTTCAAAGAGAAAAAAACTTTAACAAGGAATTTTACTGGTGAAGATTATGCTTGTATTAGTGGAGAAATAACAGATTGTGCAATAATGACCTATAACAAGTGTTATGAAAAATATTTCATAGGAAAAAATAAAGAAAAAATATTACAAAAACTTGGAGCATATAAGAAAAGAAATGATTTCAGTGATTATATTTTAGAAGAAATAAAAGTTGATGAATTAGTGGAATTATAGAAGGAATATGATGAATAAACAATATTGTTATAGTTTTGATGAAGATTATTATTCAAGTGATTTATTTGATACAAGAGAAGATGCTATTCAGGCAGCAAGAGAAGAAGCAAAAGAAATAAAAGAAAATTTATCTATTTTCTATTTAGGAGTTGCAAACAAATATGAAGAAGATTGTGGTTTATTAGCCAATTCTGTTGCTGAAAGATTACAAGAAAGTGCTTGGGATGAAGTTGGAGAGTTTTCAGAAGGTTATATGGAATTGACAAATGAACAAGAAGAAATTCTTGAAGAAAGACTAAAAAGGGTTGTATTAGACTTTCAAAAAGAATTTAATCATGAACCATCATTCTATACAATTTCTGATGTAGAAGTGATAAATCTGTGAGGAGTAATGAATGGAAAAATTTTGTAAGTGGTGTTCCAATTATAACAATGGAAAATGTTCTATTTTAAATAAAAAATTATATATAGATGAACCTGGAACATATGATGAAATTTTAGAAAGGATAAATAGATTTTTTAATAAAAATTTTAGACTTTACTTAGATCCTTATAACTTAAAAAATTTAGCAGGAGAACTTACTGAAGAAATAGAATCCTTTATACAAATAGATATAGGAACGAATAAAGTTATTAAAAATACTAATATTGAAGAAGAATTCTCATGTAACTATTGGAGATAAAATGGAAAAGACTAATAAGTGGCAAAAATTTGAAATTTCTCTTGAAAGACTTTTCATAGAAAAAGAAACTCAAAAAGCATATTTATTTAAATTTGAGATAGGTTTATTTGAAGATTATCGTTTCTGGTATCCAA